AAATGATTACTCATATAATCCATATATCTTGTTACAGTTTCTCCCCAAGACTCTCTTCTTTGTTCATCATCTTTCCATCTAGCATACCTAGATAGTGCTATAAAGTTTTGATAGTCTGTTGGTAGTGCATTATTCATGTTTAATCTCCTTGTATTGTTCTTATATTTTTTATTATAACTCCATTTATATCATACAAATGGTCTTTAATTGAATCTTCTATCTCACTACCAACATTCTCATCAGCAGGAATAGCATATTCCTCTTCATCTATTTCTAAAGTGATATATAATTTTACTCTAATCATGTTCCTTTAACACTATTAATTTTTTAAGATACCACTCTGCTTTTTTTAAATCTTCAACTCCACCTTTGTATCTATATCTCCAAACGTATTTGATAATGTTTCCTTGTAAATAATGTTCAAAACCTTCATCTGTAGCAGACTCTATTGCATCAATACATTCTATTCTACTTTTGTTATAATGTGGTGGGCTATTTACTACATCTACGGTCATCACGCACTTCCTTTTGTTTTTGTCCTAAAAGATAATTTAACAACATTACTATCATTAGAATATTCTATCTTTGGTTTATCTTCTTCATCACAATCA